GTCGCGCAAATCAGCAGGCGACAAGGCATTACGCGACGTGCGCGAGTCGTGGGAGGAAGCTGAGTACTACTACAACAACGCGCAGCAGAATCACCGCAAGGACACGATGGGGAATCGTGCTGGGAACCGCAATGCAGGCAAGGACAGGCGCGATCAGTTCTCAATGACAGAGAACATCGTGTACGCCACGGTCAACGCAGTGATTCCCAACATCTACGCGAAGAATCCCAACATCGAAGTGACCATGACGGACGAAAGCCTTGCACAGTTCGGGGTTGTTCTGGAACACTTGGCGAACAAGCTCGCTGCGATGCGCTCTGCACCGGGAATCAACCTAAAGGCGAAGGCGCGCAAGTCCATCGTGCGTTGTGAGATTACAAACGAAGCGTGGATCATGGTCGGCTACAACATACGTGACCAAGGTCAGGACCAAGCACGCTTCGACATCCAGAAACTCGGCGCAGAGCTTGCAAAGGCGAAGGACAGGAAGACCATCGAGCGTATCGAAGGTGAGCTGCTCGCACTTGAAGAGACGATTGACCTTCTCGACCCACCGGGACCGTTCGTGCGCTCGTTTCGTGGTGATCAGGTGCGTGTCGATCCCGGCAACACTGAAGACGACACGTCCGACTGCCAGTGGATCATGGTGCAGGTCATGTTCCCGACTGTGTACTTGAATGCACGCTATCGCCAGAAGGGCAAAGACGGCGACTACGTGAGTGCGTACAAGGCTACACATGTTGTGGATGCTTCCTCAAGTCCGGGCACTGAGAACGTACAACAACAGATTGACAACTTCAAGTTGTTCGACACGGACAGCGATGCACCGAACAGCTACGGCTACAAAGATCGCAACTCGTACGAGCGCGGCAAGATGACCGAGTGCTGGTACGTGTTCGACAAGATCAAGCGCAGGTTCATGCTGTTCGCTGACAATGACTGGTCATGGCCAATCTGGGTGTTCGATGACCCGTATCACTTCCCCGACTTCTTTCCCCTTGAGAAGTTGCAGTATCACACGGACCCGAGGCAAACGCGCGTGCGTGGTGAGGTTTCGCATTATCTCGATCAACAGGACGAGATCAATACTATTGTGGACGAAGGCAACAGGGCTCGTATCTCACTCCGTGACAATACGATCTTCGACAGCAACGTGCTTACGGCAAAAGATGTTGAAGACATCCTGCTCAACGCAAACAAGAAGATGAAAGGCGTCAAAGTCCCAGAAGGCCGCAAGCTGGAAGACCTCATCATGGGACCGCCGATGCCGACACTGGAGTACCAGTTCCTGTGGGACAAGAGCAGTGCCAAAGCAGCCATTGGCATGATCGCAGGCATTCAAGATGCGATGCGTGGTGAGCAATACAAGACGAATACCACGAACGAGGCGATTGAGCAGTACAACTCCATCTCCGGTCAGCGACTTGACGAGAAGCGCGACGCCATCGAGGACTTCATCGGCGGCATCATGGCGAAGGTGCTGTTCCTGTGTTTGCAGTTCATGGATCAGGAGACAGTCGCGACGCTCGTGGGTAGTCAGTATCAGGAAGGCGTGTCCATGTGGCGCAACATGACGCCCGAGGAGATACGCAAGACTGTGCAGTGCAGTATCGAAGGTGGCAGTACGCTGAAGCCCACGAGTGCAGCGAAGAAGGCGGAAGCACTGCAAGTCGGTCAAATCCTGGGACAGTTCGCATCTCAGTCGCCGCATGTCGTGCTAGTGGTACTGAAGATGTTCCAACGCGCATTCGACAGCGTGACGATCACTGACGCTGACTGGCAGATGCTCACGGAAGGCATCATGGCGCAGTTGCAAGGTCCGCCAGCAGCACCGGGTGCAGGTGCAGGACCGCAACTTCCACCTGAAGGTGAGCAGATCGTGGGTGAGTTGGTAAAACAGGGCATGCCAGAAGACATGGCGCGTGCTGAAGTGGCGAAGAAGTTGACTGGCGCTCCGAGTAACGGTGCTGCTGGTCCGCCACAGGCACCGCCGCAGTAGGAGAGACACATGGCAGACGAACGCGACGACACAGTACAGGACACGACACCGGATGTAGGTGCACAAGTAGAATCCACGCCGTCCACTGACGAAGGTGGTGCTGCACTTGACAGATTCATGGAGCAGACAGATGGCCCAGCGCGACCGACTACTGATCGACAAGAAACTCCAAGTGGGCAAAGGGGACAAGCGCGTGTACCCGAGCAGAGCAAAGAAGCGCAGCCTCAACCACGTGGACCTGTCGCTGGTGCGCCTGAAGAAGTTCGACAGGCTCCTGCGGCTAAGAGACAGTACGGATCGCTCTTCTACAGTGACCAGCGCGGTGACATCTACAACGCGCAAGGACAACTCGTAGCGAAGCAAGGCTATGGCAGGACGGTCTTCCACCAAATCTACCCGTACGTGGAAGCACTCGCCACGGAGAATGCATCGCAGAAGACACGACTTGAGAACTACGAGCGTGCGAATGAGATTGCAAAGACGAACGGACTCACGCTCGATGACTACGGCGCAGCGATGCAACTCATGGTGTCGTGGAAGAAAGACAAGCTCTCGACACTGAAAACGTTGTTGAACATCGCTCACGAAACTGGTACAGACATCACCTCGATACAGCAAGGTGGCGTCAATCCGGCTGCCCTGCGTGCAACGTTTGAAGAACTGCTCGACTCACGGTTGTCACGGTTCGATCCGTTCGTTGAGAACCTGCAACGTGAACGAGAGGCTGCTGCTGAGAACGAAGCTGTGATGACGCAGTACCATGCGTTCATGGAAGAGTTCCCAGACGCTGGTCCGCATCAAGGTGCGATTGCACGAGTGATGCGTGACCACAGCTACACACCGCGAGAAGCATACTTCGCTCTTCGCAGTGTCGCGGTGCACCACGGACTCGATTGGTCCAGTGATCTGCAACCGCAATTGGCCGCTGTAAATGGACAGCAGCCACCTCCCGGTTCGGGACAAGGCCGTGCGCTTCCACAGATGAGTGGAGGCAGGAATGGAGCAAGTGTCGCAGCCGCGAATGGTCGCGGTGACGCAGGTGGCACTGGCGAGGAGTCGTGGGATCACATCCTACGCAGAACATTCGCTCAACACGGCATTGACGTTTAACCCGAGAGGTACACATGCTTAGCACTTACGCTGCTGGTACGCTCGACACTGTTATCCACTCGATGTTGGACAACAGCCGTCGCAAGCTGATCATGGCTGCAATCAAGTCGAACGCTCTAGTTGCATGGGCGTTTGCGAATGAACGCGTCGAGACTGAGACAGGCGCGAACATCACGAACCCGTTGATCGTCGGACGCAATCCGAACATCACCAGCACACAGTACTACAACCCGATCCCCGTCGCGCAGACGAATGAGTTCGACACTGTGCGGTACGGCTGGTCACGTGTTGTCGGTACTGTGATCATCTCCGAACAGGAAGAGGACGAGAACACTGGCGAGCAAGCCATCTTCAAGATCATGAAAGCGAAGATGCAGGTGCTCGAAGAGTCGATCAAGGAGCGGTTCAGTGGATACCTGTATGCTGTGGGTGCAGGACTTGATCCAAACGGACTTGGCAACCTTATTCCTGATGATCCCACCACTGGCAGTCTCGGAGGCATTTCACGCTCGGCTCAACCACAGTGGCGCACGTCAGCGTATCAGTTCAACGGTACACTGGACGCGAGTAACATTGAAGAAGCGTTCGATGACATCTTCATGGACCTCACGCTGAAAGGTGAGTCGCCCACGGTCATCATCTGCGGACGCAACATCTATCGCCTGTACCGTCAGGCAGCCAAAGACCGTGTGATGTTCGCGCTGAATGAGACCAAGACCGGACAGAAGATGTTCGATCTCGGCTTCAAAGGCGCATCGCACAACGGTACGCCGATGGTGTACGATGAGGACTGCGGCGTGAACCGTGCGTACTTCATCAACGACAAGTACCTGCGCCTGCACATGCTCAAGGGCGTGAACATGCGCACGAAGAAGTTGAACAGCCCGTGGAACATGGACGCGAGTGGCAGCCGTATCCAGTGGCAGGGTCAGTTCTGTCTCTGGAAGGCGTACCGCACGCATGCAGTGCTTCGCAACGGCACGACAGGGTGACGCCATGGGAATGAGAGTTGAATACGAGGTGCGGAAGCTGTCAGCCGAGTACGTGACGACTGAGAGAGCGTACACGTTCGTGGATGACGACACCGTGCCTCCTGATCGCTGGGGCAGGAAACGCCAGCGCATGGTAGTGGAGGACAAGCAGTCGACTGGTGGCTGGCTGTTCATCATTCGTGGAAAGCCGGGGCACAGCATCAGGCTCACATCGCTTGATCAGCTCAAGGACTTCAAGCTCAAGGAATCGCCGCGCATGATCGACACGGAGAGCGGTGAGGAAGTGGGAAGCGATGGCATTCCACTGACTGTGAAGGAACAACTCAACGCGGCGAAGCGATTCGGCAACTTGAGTGGTCCGGGCGGCACTGACATTGACGTGTCATCGCCTGATCTCACTGGTGACGAGCCAATCGAAGTTGATGAGGGACGTGAACTCGATCCTCGCAGCGAAGGCGCAGAAGCCGTTGATTCAACGATTGCCAAACTGGAGTAACACATGGTCACTGCACGCAACTACGCTGACTACTTCCCGTACGGTATCAGTGTTGCCGTCCGCAATCTTGAGTACGCGGTCGATGTCAACATTGGGCATCCGTACGTCGCGAACCTCGGTGCGCCACTTGCACTGAGCACGAATGGCATCGTGTCCACGAGTGCACTTGTCACTGGTGCGATCAACACGTTCACCGCTGTGAACTTCAACAACGGAGGACTCGTACCGCATGATTCACTGACCAAGCGCAACGGCTGGGGGCGCGGTGTAACCCTCGTCGCGTCCGCAGCCAGCACGCGCACGATCACGCTTGACGGCTACGACTACCTTGGTCAGGCGATGCGGTGGACAGGCGCACTTGCAGGTACGACTCCTGTGCCTGTTGCGAAGGCGTTCCAGTGGATCACTCGCATTGACTTCGGTGCATCGGCAGACGTGGTCACTGTGGACATTGGATGGAACAACATGTTCGGCTTGCCGTACACGTTCCAGCAGCTCATCGCAGAAGCGAAGGACTACGTCGTCGCTGCGAACGCGGGCACTTTCGTTGCTGGTCTTGCGGAAGGCACAGCAGCGACCGCGACGAATGCTGACGTGAGAGGCACTTACACGCCAGTCACCGTAATCCCGAACGGTGTCGTGGTGTTTGAGGTCACGTACATGGTTCGTCGCGGCAATCTCCACGGCGCTGCGCAGTTCGCTGGGTAGCTGCTTTCCCACGTGGAGTGGCGTGGGCAGGGTGTGTGTCCCCTGTCCACGCTTTCCGCATGTTCATGCAAGGAGAATGACATGGCGTACTATCGCATTGAAGTGCTTGAGGAAGTCCCGCACATCGACGAGCCCGACCCGCCGCCTGAGATGATGAAGTCAGATGACAAGGCGATGCAGGCACGGTTCAAGCGTGACCACGACGAAGCAGTGGCACGTCGCAAGACTGAGATCAACCGCCTGAATGTCGAGCGAAACAACAAGGTGACCATCAGGCAGATGCAGGTGAAGCAGCGTCACGAAGGCTTCCAGATCGCCATTGTGCGCAACGACACGAACCGCGCCGTGTGTCTGTGTGATGGTATGACGGAAGCGAATCACATCGCGCAGCTACTGGGAGATCGCCCTCTAGTCTAGGTGCACACTCACATGCCACAGCGCACAGTCCGAGATGCCATCACACAAGTAGCGCGGAACATGTCACTGACGAACGGCGTGAACATGACGCCGTACTCTGACGACACTGTAGCCAGCTATCTAGCCGCCGCTCATGAGCACATCATGGGCGAGAGTGAGTGGAGTGAGATGATCGTGTGGCGTCCACGCGTGCTCAGTGGCGTGGACGGACTTGTCACGGAGTTGATCACGGATACTGATGACTGGAAGAAGGTGCGACGCATCTACCACGAGTTGTACCAGACGCCCATGCCTGTGCTGACGAGCTACGTGAACCCACTGTTCGACTCGTCACTCGCACAGGGCTATCGAGGACTTGCACCGGAGGAGGACAACCAGACACTGGGAGGCAAGTACCTCGTCAAGTTCTACCCGTACAACCTCACAGGGAACGTGCTCTTCCAGATCGAGCGCAGCATCAATATGCTCGACGACACGACCGTGCTTCCCATCGACTGGTGGTTGCACGTGTACTTCGCAAGCTGGATGTACGCATGTGACGACGGCACAAACCCTGTGCAGATCGACAAGTACCTCAAGCTCGCAGACAAGAGGCTGAAGCAGATCAACGCAGCGGAGAACAGCAGGCCCACGAGTTCGATGCCGGTC